TCGCCAAGCACGCTGTTCATTGAGATGCCTTCATCCGTCATTGCCGACATCCCTGACACAATCTGCAAAAGTGTATTTGCGCTGTCCTGACTCCACGCTTCCCTAAACTCTTGGCTTGACATCCCTGCGACTTTAGCCCATTCCTGAAGTTTTTTGCCATTATCCGTGACAGCCGTGTCTATTTTCGTCATGATTGTCGAAATAGCGGATGCGCCACCTTTATCAAGTCCTAAAGAACTCAATGTGGTTGATAATGCGACCATCTGCGCTTCGGTCATGCCGACTCTTGAAGCACCTGCCGAAATATTTCTGAACATCGACACGATGTCCTTTTCGGTGGTAGCGGAGTTGTTGCCCAATTCAACGACAGCCGAAAGCAGATTGTTCAGATCGCTGAAATCACCGCCCTTGCCTATGACATTGTAAATCTGTGCAATATCGGTAACAGCATCGGTTGCATTGATATTTGTCGAGTCACCAAACTCGATCATCGCTTTGGTGAAATCTCTCAATTGCTCCGCAGGAACATTCATCTGTCCTGCCAAGCCCATGATCTTTGCGATTTCAGAAGCGGTAATTGGCAACTCCTGTGCCAATTCACGAACATCTTCCTTCAAATTGCCAAACAGCAATTGATCAGAAAATACATGACCTGTTGACTTGACCGTCTTTTCTACATCGGCAAAAGCATCTTCAAAATCAATAGCGCCTTTTATCGAATCCTCTAAAAAACCCATAGAGGCTTTTGAAATTGGCTCTAGTGCATCGGCTAGGTTTCCTGCAACCTCGCTTGCTTTGGACATCGCTTGCGAAAACTTTGCCGTCTTGCTTGACGCTTGCTCAATCTGTTGGATTACCTGACCAAAAGCAATTTCAAGGCTTAAAACTCTATCGTGTGCCTTGCTGATCTGCTTTTCGGTTTCTGCTAACTCTTTAACGGTTGCGCCTTCGGCAAGTTGCTTATCACGCATGTCATTCCACGCTTTATAAACAACCTTTGCCTTCTGCAATGCTTTTGATAATTCTTCTGCCCTTTTCCTCATTGTGTCGAGGTTGGACGGATCGAGTTTAAGTTCTTTCTTTAATCGGTTAGCGCTCTGCTTTAAGGCGGTTATTTCCTTATTGACAGCACTAACCTTTTTATCAAAATCGGCATCATCTGCACTTATCGCAACTGTAATACCTAAATCTTCCATAATATCTCCTATACTATGAACTTGCCAATTCCTGAAGCACCGACTTTCTTCTTTTCAGGCTTTTTGCCAATATTTGCATACTCTTCCATGATTTCCATTAGTGTATTGAAATACTGATCATCAGCCCAGTTTAAGTCTATGTGTAGCATTGACAATGTTGCACAGACTTTAGCATAGGAGAGAGTCATTTTTTTGATTTGGTTGCTCCTTTAGACTTGGTTTTCGATTTTTCTTTATCGTAAACGCATTCCATCGCCATTGTCATAAGTTCGACCACAAACTCATAATCATTTTCAATGAATGGAAATACCTGTGATTTTTTGAACTCTTCGACAGTCGCACGATTATTATGGAACTTATCGCCCACGATCTTTACATATGAGGCACAGGCTAGATCCCTGATGAACTTTTTGTCCATGATCTTTTCTACTGCTTTCATTGGATCTTCATCCTCGCTTACGGCAACTCCCATCAAGGAGTTGAGAAGAGACTTCCCTGCTATCTCTTCATATAGCCCTATGCCTTTGAATAACAGCGTAAATGTATACGTTACTGTAGTTTCCTTATCTTCGACCAACTCACCGTCTTTCACGGTCAGATTAGGTAATTTGAATGTGTGTTTAATGATTTTGCTCATTGATTATAAAGGGGGAGTATTACGCTCCCCCATTTCCCCTTTCTTATACTGATGCAGGAACTTCGTCTGTAGGCTGAATGACCGCTGACTTGAATGTATCATACAAAGTCGCATTCGCATCCGTCCTAGTGATGTAGAAATACTGGCAGTACACATTGTTATCGTCCGTGACGAAAGTGCTTTCCTGCGCAGAATAGTTTACTTCGATCTCTGCAGGTTCTACGCTGTCCTGATCAGTTTCACTTTCCTGTGTCGGTTCACTTGCTCTGACATTGTAAAGATAGTGCAATGTGGTTGTTGCATTGCCAGTATCGCAGTCTTCTTCTTCGGTTTCAAAGAAGATGCAATGGTTTGCAAAAGTTCCAGTATCGCTGAAACCTCCATTGGTGTTCTGAACGAATCCTAAATATGGAGCGTAGGAAGCAGGGATGTTGCGGAAATTGACCGTAGCAGTCCTGACCTTTGCGCCTTTGATCGTGCAGAAAACCTTGTCATCGGCATACACGCTTGTATCTTCCTGCTCTACTTCGATGGTAGCCGACACTAGACCTGCAATCATGGTCGGTGTACCAAACTCATAAGTATCGTCTGAAGCAATAATAGGAGCGTAGCCGAAACTTTTATTGCCATGAATAATTTTGCCCATAGGTTCTCCTTATTTAAAATCGGCATTGATCTTCATCTTCTTTATTTCACGCTTGAATGGGTTGCGGATCATTTCGTATGCCGTATGAATATGCCTTCTTGGGGAAACCCAAACGATTCCGTTTTTGTTATACCCATTGGTGATAAAATGCCCATTTTCCAACAAGTGCGTTAATTGCCAGTTGGTCTTATTCCAAACAACATCCTCATATTCGTTTTTCCTAGCGTGGACATTTACTTCCCACCCTGAATAATAAGGTGTCTCTCTGTTAGGTCTGTGTGTCTTTGGGCTGATCGTTTTCAGCAAAGTCGCACAACGCTTGGCATATTTATCTATGACCTCTCGGTATTCAAGTTTGACTTCCAGTTTGTTGAAGTCCTCAAGCATTATGTTCTTCATACATCAAAATCCCACATTCGCATCTCGCCATAAAATACTCAAAGTCGAATGCCTTGTCATACTGAACAGATACGTTAAGCAAGTCCTTAACATATCTTACTAAAGTGTTGCGATTTTCAAAGTTCTTGGTTGCTATCGTGATCTGTATATTTCTTCGATATACGCCTTTGTTATCGCTCGCTAGGATATCGTCACCGACATAGTCAAGGAAAATATAATCCCTGCCATTTTTGAGATCGATATCACCTACATTGACAGGCGCTTGAAGGGGGTTTGCAACCAAATAATCCCAAATCCCCTTCTGCGTATACATCATCGCAGTTCCTCGCAGTCCAAGATCACTCTGTTCTCCATCTTGAAATATCTCAATACCTGCTTTACAGCGTATTCTACGTTGTTGTAAGTGAGGTACAGCAACTGGTATCGAACATCGTCCTGAATGATGTCATTCACCACCCATCTTGGAACAACAAAGTTCTTGGATTTACGCATGATCCTCTGATTCTGCGAACCCATCAAATAGTAGTTGAGCGAAAAGGCTTTTATCTCTTTGATCTGAATACGTTTCTCAAGATAGACTTCCGTGGGGCTTCCGTTTTCCCCATAAATCTGCCCTGCGTATTTCAGCGTTGCTTCAGAGAAATATAGCACCTTAAAGTACCTATCCTAGTGATATACTGCTCGGTCATGAAGTTCATATCGATGTCGAAGTCCATATCCTTCATGGCTTGGTACGCTATACAGATGCAATAGTCGAAGGCTTCATTAAAGCCTTCCTGAAAGATATCGTTCCCATCTTTGTCTTTGGCATCGATGGGAACTCCTTCCGTCCGTAACTTTGAAATCGCTCCTGCGATCAGGATCTCCATTTTGTCATCATAGAGATCCGTCTCGCCTAATGGTAGTACCTTTTTTACCTGTGCCATCACATAACTGTTAGACAGCATATTTGACTACCTCCTATTTTTTAGATTTGCTCTTCGGTTTTGCCTCTTTAGGATCTTCTTCCTTCGGTTCAGATTTCTGAACTACAGGTTTCAGAATGCCTCTAGCAAGTTCAAATTGCCTCTCGTCTACAAGGACAACAGACCCCTTTTCAATAACCAAAGAGGCTTTGCCTAATACTTCGCACTTAATCATGGCTGATTAAACGGAAGCAGGCATCTTGATCTGTACGAAATGCTTTAATTTAGCAACATTGCCACCTGCGTACAGTCTGCCGACCATTCTTACTTTGTCAGCCGTAGCGAGCGTGTAAGGATCGACCAAGGTTCTGACCATATCGCCTTCAGGCAGATTCAGTCTGTAGCCACGGAAATCACCGACAACAGCCCAAACAGCGTTTGCAGATGCGGAAGCGTATGCAGGAAGAGCCTGTGTGAACTCTACACGCAGACCGCTGATGAAATACTGCGGTTTGCCAGTATTGTCATGGGCGATATTGAAGATCGGTCTTCCCTGAAGATCCGTCAGACCCATGAAATTGTTGAAGAAAGTCTGCGGATTCATCGCAATCGTCAGGTTGTCGAAAGTGACAAGATCAGCGATTGCTTCATTGATAACATTGAAAGACAAAGCCTTGGTGACAGACAGCGTGTTGGCATTGTTGACAATACCGACAACACCCTTGCCATTGGTATCCAATGCGCCATTGATGATGCCTTCATCCAGTTTCAGGACAACTCTGTAAACCAGTTCATCTGCAATATAGCGGAGGAACTCGTCCGCAGTCATAGCCATGATTTCGTCCGTCAGGGAAATCCATTTCTTGATCATCGCAGGCTTGATTTCGATCAGACCAAGGACGATCTCTTCTTCAGTCGGTGCATCTGCTTTCTCGGTATGAACTACCGCACCAGTAGCGCTTGCTTCAAGCGGAATAGACATGTAGCCCTGTACATAGGACTTGGAAACCATTCTAGAGAACTTGCCGTAGTTGTACCAAGCGGTTTCGACATATGACTGCCAAATTGTCGGTACAGGCACATTCTCATTAGAAGTTGCCATGCCATAAACTGGGTCGTCTCTTAAAATAGACTGAACACCCTTCATGTCATTGTTGCGGATCATGTCCACATATGCCTGACGGTATTCAGGGGTGTCTAAAACATTCGTTTTTGTTGCTTCGTTTCTTGCCTCTACAACTTCGGTAGTGACATTCTTGATTAAATCCATCCTGCTCTCCTGTTCTTCAAACTTTGCTTTGATGCTTCTCAATTCTTCAACATCGGTATCGATCTGCGAGGCTTCCTTTTCCATCTCTTCGACCTCGTTCAGGATCGCATCCCTAGTTTCAACATCGCTTTCTTCAAAAGCGGATCTCTTTTCCGTGATAGTTTCAGCGATGACATTTTTGCGCTCGACCAGTTTAGTGATCTCGGCTTCTGCCTGTGCGCTTGATAAGATTTCGTTCTTACTCATGTAATAACTCCTTCATTCGTTTATCCTGCTCTCGTCTGCGCTCGATAAGAGCCTTGTGTTCTTCAGCAAGATCGTCATTGCTTCTCATCCATGCAGATGTCTGCGGATAGGCAGGGAACGTGACAAGACTCACATCATAAAGGCGTTTGATAGCCGTTATGACACGATGCTCCTTGCCGTTTCTTGTCGTCCACTCCTCACCACCATCTGCGATCTCAAAAGCAAATGACATTTTTGAAATCAGACCGCTTTCGACCAGTTTCATTACGTCTCTGCCTTGAGTCGTATCAATGATGGATGCGGACTGGAATAAGCCGTCATCCCTGACATCTAGTGATAAAGAACCATTTCTAGTTCCTGCTAAAAGTAAACTGTTATCGTGGTTGAAATTAAGAACCACATCGCTCATGTCAGCACCATCGAATGCTCTAGGAGAAATCTCCTCCGTAAACCATCCAAGGTCTGCTTCACGATTAAAAACACATGCGATGCCTTCGACCCTGTTTTCGCCTTCAGAACGAGTCAGGGTTGCATCGACAACTCTAGTAACTTTATTCATTGGTTTCCTCCGTTGCGGTAGTGCTTTGGCTTATCTTCGTCTTGCTGATCGTCTGTGACGATGCATCACTATCATCTGAACCAATCGTTCCGCTATCACTTCCGCCAATCTTTGCAAAGTTCAAGTTCTGCATAAGAACATCTCCACCCTCAATCGGTGGTAACTTGTAGATCATACGCCTACGTTCGTTAGTCGTGGTGTCCATGCTTCCCTTGTACGCAATATCGATTGCGGTAGTGACTGGCACATATTCAAATGGGTTGCGGTAGTATACGATCTTATGCCCCTGCGTGATAGCCGTCTTGGAGAAAATCTTGTAGGACATCTCCGTGACAAACTGCTCGATCCTAGGAGCGATTGACTTATAGAAAAAGACTTCCATCGCATCAGAGGAAGCCGTTCCGTCAATGACCTTGCCGTTTACACCATAGAACTGTAAAAGAATATCAATGTACTTGTTGATCTCCTGCGTGCTTGCCGTGGAGAATGGGTTGCCCATCTGCTTCCACTCTTCACCTGCGTCCAGTACAAGAATACCGCCCTTGGTCTTTTTGATGCGGTCAATGATCTCCTGCTGTTTGGAAATCTTCTCTTCCTGTCCTGCCATGACCCTAGTGGCAACGCCTCTTGCGTACCCAGTTGCCGCACCACCTATCTGAATGATGCCTCGCACCGTTCCGCAGTCTCTCAATTCGTTCAGCAGGGTTGCCAACGAAGCATCAATGACATCGATCAGCACCTTGTTGTACTGACCTGATGTGAACATATCACCATAGAAGATATCGTTAGGGTTGTACCTCAAATGTATTACATTACGGTAGTCAACCAGTTCGATCATTGCCGTCTTGATATTGCGGTACTTCATGTAAATGAGATCGTCCGCAACCTGATACCCACCACCAAACTCATAATCTATAGCATTTAGGGGGTTAATTTTGACAACATTGCCGTTTTTATCCCTTTCAAGATAGGCGATTGCATTGCCGTACTTGAGCAACTGATACATCATTGTGTAAAGGAACTCAAACTTGCTTTGCAACGGATTAGGTCTTTCACCGACAAGATATGACAGCCTGTCATCCCTGATATCGTAGTCAGCGCCTTTGCTGACAACATGCTTCAGGTCAATCTTCGCAAACTCGCTTGCGAATGTGTTGTAGATTTCTTCCATAATCGGTGTGGTCGATGTGAAGATCCCACCGTTTACCCAGTCGGTAAATCCAACCAGTTGACCATCCCTTACATAACTCAATCCTCGTTTGGAGACATGCACATCGTATTTAGTAAATGGAATATGAAACTTCATCCTGTCTCCTTACTTGCTTTCGATCAGATAATCGTCAAGTTCCTTCTTCTGTTTACGCAGTTCGCCTGTGCTGTTCCCTGTTTCCATATGAAGCAGGATTGCGTTCAGGCATTTCAGGATCATCTTGTCGTTCTGTTCGCTCTTGCTAATCTTATCGTCAAACTTCTGCTGATCATCCTCGATCTTCTTGATCCGTGTCAGGAACTGCGAGAATGGTTTGACGAAATACGCTATCACTCCTAAAAAGCCAACAATCGAAGCCCCCCATGTATATACCTGTTGTAGCGTAATGTTCATACTAATCTCCTTGCATAATCTATGCTTAAATCATCATTCACGATGGTACGCTTATAGCCAAAGCGTGCATGATGTTCGTTATGGCATTCATGGTGACAGCTGACAAGGTTATCCATATTGTAGGCAATGTCGAAATCGGTAAAGTTCTCTTCGTTCAGTTCCTGTTTGTGATGAACTGTCGGTCTGCTACCGATGACCTTGCCACAAAAAAAACAGATCGCTCTGTCTCTTTCGATTACCGCCTTGCGTGTCTCCTGCCACAGTTTTGTCTTGTAGATTTTCTTATGCTCGTCCATCCACTATCACCATCGCCCCATACTGGCTGTGAAGCAGTTTCTCAAGCCTTTCGCCATCTACAACGAACTCCGTTCCTGCTTGCGGTACATATCCAAGTTCTACATCATAGACATTGAACTGCTTGTATAGTTCCGTAGCACGAACATGATAGTATTCCATACCCTTGTATTCAGGTTTTCCTTCCGCAAGAAACTTTTCCCATTCATCCGCAACTTTTATCGGCTTGAAGGTTTTCTTCGGTTTGTTGCATTCGTACATTTCCTGAATGCGTTCGATGACATCATCGATGTTAGACATATCAAACTCCAGTATCATGGAGTTTTCCTCATCACAGCCCTGTTCGTAGAACGAAGGGCATGGTGTGATCAGCAGTTTCCCTGATCCTGAAGCAAGTTTCTCGCCAACGGAGTAACAACGACCTTCTGAATCGCTTACCGCCACAAACAGATCGCATGCCTGTATGAACGGTCTTACCTCAAGTGTCGGCTTGCGGTAGATCACATTTGGGCTTTGTATCGTCTTGTGGGAATCTGTAAATATCATCCAATAATACTGGATACCGCTACGGTCAAGTCTCCGCACCAGTTCTGCGATTCTGTCACCGCCTTTTTCAGAAGTCATCCTCTGTGCGGATACAATAAACAACGGATCAGGGGTCTTGTCGTATGTCAACGGATTGGCACACACTTCGCACTCGACCCCTGTTATCGCAAAGAAACTTTCCTTCACCCTGTTGCTTACAGCAATGTAAGTATTGATGCGCTCATCAATGTGAGGTGTTATGTTTCTCTGCAACTGAAAATCAGCGTGTACGATCTCATAGTACCTTTTTGCGTGTACATGACTGATCATCGGTTCAAGATTGTAGTTGAAGAATGCGTTTTCGCATTCGATTTCCTGATTGTCGAACCTGTACACCCTAACATAGCGTTTAAGGCGCTTAATTTGCTCTGTATCGCCTTTTACATAGAAAACCGATATGTTGTAGCGCTTATGGTATTTCTTCGCCAGTTCATAGAAAAATGTTTCTACACCGCCTATCGAATTGATCGTATGGAAGAAGAAAACATTCTTATACATCGGTTTTACCTCCATCCCACCACCCTTTCAGGTACTCTAGGTTGGCTTCGCCTGTGTCCTTGTTGTGGATGAATACATTGCATGCCGATCTTGCTGACAGATTTGCAATGACTCCGTCCTTCCGTTCTCGCATGGAGTTTGTAAAGGATATGTTGCCGTACATGTCCTCTTTTGCCTGTGCTGAAGCGAAATGGAGTTCTGTCAAACGGTTGTTGTTGTATACCAACCCCCTTGACCGTATCTCTTTCGTAGAAACGATGATCGGCTGTGAGTTTTTCTTATCCTCCATCCTGAACTTGATCACAGGAGGTTTGCCGTCTAAAGAAGGAATGTTCTGATTTGAGAACGCTTCGATCTTGGAGGCTTTGTTTGGGTCAAGAGCGAACTTGCAGATGACCCAGTTGTACTTCAGTTCCAAATGGGCGATGTAATAGATGATGAAGTCCTCGGTTATACCTGTACAGTCTGTGCGTACATGCTCACCGAACTCTTCAACAAGCGTATCGATGAGTTTCTCATCGACAATGACAACATCGCCTCTTTTGGCATAAAGATCATAGCCGTACTTCCCTTCCTTTGGGTTGTACAGTATGTTGGCATCCTCTTTCGATTTGTACACCACCATATCCTTTTTCTCGATACGGATTTCGCCATTCTCCTTGACCTCTTCCTCCCAGTATTTGGGCAGGAAGTAAAAGTCCTTGCAGAACTCTTCGTCCGTGTATGGGTTGTACACCATCATTTCAAGGCATGCCAAGTCATTTGACGGATTGCGTGTGTAAGCCATATCTAATCCTAGGAATACTGGAGCATTGTAGAAAATGCTCTCGTTGAACTCTTTGGCTTTGCACTCTCTCTCCGTGAAATATGAGGTGATTGGGTTCTGCGGAATGTTGAAGTTCTTTGTCAGAATAGACACTTTTTTGGAAGGGTCATTGATCATGTCAACAACCTTGCCCTTCAGGATCTCCGTAGACACCGCCACACCCAAAGATGGATTGGACTTTCTGTAGATGCCTATATCGTTCTTGTTGTAGGCATCTATGATCTCTTCGTAGTTTTCTTGCCTATATATCGCAAAAAACTTACGGTAGTCCTTGATCTCGCTCTTGCCGAACAGCAACGCATTTGCCAGTTCCTTCCGTCCGTCAAGGTAGCCTCCCCTGACAGTTCCGTCCGTGGTTGCCTCGATGGTCAATGCATCGCTACGCTTCGTTGATTTTCTCAAGTCATCAGCGTATTTGGATGTCCGCATTCCGTGGATCTCATCAATGATCAGGACAGCAGGGATGATACCTTCAAAGTTCGTTCCGTCACTAGACATGGCGATCAGTTTGGCATTGGTCTTCTCAACCTCTACCTCACCGATGGATTTGCGGATGTCCGCATAGGAGTCCAGTAACTTGTTGCGCCTGATCAGTTTCATTGTTGTGTCGAAGCACAGCCGTGACTGCTTGTAGGCATTAGAGCCGATGTAGATTTTTGGAGAAGGTATGTCTTCGTGATACATAAAGTAGGCATTCATAAATGCCAAAAGCGATGTCTTCGCATTTCCTGACGCAACCATCAGAAGGACATCGTTCACGATCCTGACATACTTTTTCTCTATGCCAAGAATGTTGCCGAAATCATCGAATACCTCTACATCTAGATTTCCCCAAAAGCACAGGATCGAATAGATGAACCACTTCTGCCAAATCATCAGGCGCACAGGTTTCCCTGCGTTCTCGCCTTCGACAAGGATGCAGTATTTCTCGATCCAGTCTACGCAATGTCTCCCCTTCTCTTCTAGAAAGTCGAACTTCTTCAGCATTTCCCTTTGGATCTCACATTGCGCTTGGATCTCTTTGCTGTAATACCTAGGGTTCTTCTCTACATCATCGATGTAGGCTAGGAACGGATTAGTGGAATGGGTCATCGTCTTTCTTCGGTTCGGCAACCCTTCCAAGTTCCTGCTCTAGCGATACGATCTGATTGCGCAGGGTGATGTTGATCTTCTGAAACTTCTCCATCATGCCCAGTTGTGGTACAGCACTCAATGTGCCGTTGCCGTTTCCATGCATGAGCAAAGTCTGCTGTTCGATTTCGTATGTCAGCCGTTTAATGAGTTTCTCATTGGCAACATACTGCTCTTTGCAGTCTTGGAGCATGTCCAGTACAGAAGAATCGTCTGACTGGTCGATTCTGCGCACATCAGGATCATACTCATTACTGGTATAGTCTGTACGCAGTTTGGTCTGCCTTTGCAGTTCAGCAGTTTCACTTACAACACCTTTGATGCGTTCGGCATCGGCTTCTGATATAGTTTCCGTTTCGATACCTAGACTTTCCTTGGCTCTTAATACGGTGTGCTTATCCACACCTAATTCTTCAGCCAACTTTCGCTGACTTTTCGTCATTTTAGTCTCCTTATAAAATTGTTCCCCACCAAGATGAAAGGATTAGCCCTTGATGGGGAAAAGAAAAGAAGCAAACACTCGTCCATAAAGTATTTGCTAATATCATAATACTTTAAAAAATATTGAATGCATTATATGTTGGGGCAACCCCTCACAAAACTGATCTTTAACAATGAGTG